GTGCTAACGTAACAGGTCAAGTACCATTCGCCGCTGTTGCTAATAGTGTAGCACTAGCAAACGTAACAGGCGCAGGTAACATTGCTTCACTAAACATAACAGCAAACGCCGCACAAGTCTTATACGGCAACGGTGTATTCGCCGCATCATACGCTAACTCAAACGTAACAGCACACTTAGCCGCATTCGGCAGTAACACCATCACGACTACAGGTAACATTACTGCTAACTATTTCTTAGGTACTAATCTCGGCGATCAACAAGCACAAGTAACTAACCGCACTGGCTCTACGATCACAGCGGGTAGAGTTGTTAGAATCGTAGGCTATCAAGGTGGCAATATGACCGTTGCTCTTGCTAGTAATTCAGCAGAGGTTGATAGCGCTGGCACACTAGGCATTGTAGTTGCTGATATCCCTAACAACGGCGTTGGCTTCGTACAGTACAACGGCACTATCTACAATCAAAACACAGCCGCTTTCTCAGAAGGCGCTATGCTATTCTTGGGTTCAACACCAGGTACACTAACAACAACTAAGCCTGATGCTCCAGCACACGCTGTTCGCATCGGTTGGGTTCGTTCAGTCAACGCTAACAACGGCTCTATCTATATCAAAGTAGACAACGGCTATGAACTAGACGAACTACACAACGTACTAATCTCAGGCACGGTTGCTAACAACAGCTTACTACAGTACAACTCAGCAACAGGCGTATGGCGCAATGTAACTCAGCCTACATTCGGCATGACTGTTATTGACGGCAACTTACAAGCATATGGCGCACTGACTACTAGTGAGTGGAACAACGGCACATCAAACATTCGTATTGCTAGTGGCGGCAACATCGGCTTCTCTATCAACGGCACGGGTAACATTGTCAACGTTATTGCTAACGGCATCACTACTACAGGTAACGTAGACGCAGGTGCAATCAGAACAGACAATCTACTCTACGCTAACGGTGTAGTGCGACCAACAGGTGGTTCATCATACACAAACACTGACGTAGTAAACTTATTATCAGCATTCGGTAGTAATACAATCTCTACAACAGGTAACATCACTGCTGGTAACGTAACAGCGGCATCACTAAACAGTGGCACAGGCAACATTCGTATCATCAACAACAACTTGTACTTTAGCGTCAACGGCTCTGCTAACGCTGTTCGCTTCACTAGCACAGAATCTATTGTTACTGGTGGTAACATCAATGGCGGCATCATCAAAACAGACAACTGGTTCTATACTGATGGCACTAGCTTAGTACCTGGCTCTAACACTCAAGTAATATTCAACAACAACGGCAAGACCGGCGCTAATCCTAATCTAACATTCACAGGTACAGTGCTAACAGTGACCGGTAACGTAGTAGCAACCAGAGTCACAACAGACAATTTGACTACAACAAGAATGACTGCTAACGTAACTGACACGGTACCAGCAACCGCAACAGATACAGGCAATCGTGGCGAGATTAGATTTGACAGCAACTATATGTACGTTTGTATCGCTACTAATACGTGGAAAAGATTCGCTCTTTCAACGTGGTAAAATAAATAGTCAACTATGAGCGATAATGACTTTATACGCCCCAAGGGCAAGGTAATTCCTCTCTCCAGAGAACAGGCGATTGAAGTAGCCCGTTGCGCAGACCCAGATACGGGTTATCGCTACTTCATGGAGAACTATTTTTACATTCAGCACCCTACAAAGGGTCAGTTACTGTACAAACCATACCCTTATCAATCAGAACTAATTGAGAACTATCACGAGAACAGATTTTCTATCTCAATGTTAGCACGACAGTTAGGTAAAACAACGTCAGCGGCGGGCTATCTCTTATGGTTCGCTATGTTCAACACAGACAAGACGATTCTAATTGCGGCTCACCAGTTCACAGGTGCGCAAGAAATCATGCAGCGTATCAGATACGCTTACGAAATGTGTCCTATGTGGTTGAAAGCAGACGTTGAAGTGTATAACCAAGGTAACATCGACTTTGGCAACAAATCTCGCATCGTTGCTCGTGCTACAACAGAAAAGACCGGTCGTGGTATGTCTATTTCACTCTTATACCTTGACGAATTTGCGTTCGTGCGCCCTACTATTGCGTCAGAGTTCTGGACTTCTATCTCTCCAACACTAGCAACCGGCGGTAAGTGTATTATCACATCTACACCTAACAACGATGACGACACATTTGCTAAGATTTGGAAAGATGCTAACAACAGATTCGATCAACACGGCAACCCTACACTCCTAGGAGTCAATAACTTCTCGCCTTACTTTGCTACATGGTCAGTACATCCCGACCGTGATGAAGCATGGGCTAATGCTGAACGTGCTAAGATCGGCGAAGAGCGATTCCGTCGTGAGATGATGTGTGAGTTCATTATTGACAGTGAGACTCTCATTGATTCTCTAACGTTAGCCGCAATACAAGGCAGAGAAATGTCATACAAGACAGGTCAAGTACGCTGGTACAAAAAGCCTGAACGCAATCACACATATGTAGTAGCACTAGACCCCTCCGTAGGCACTGGCGGCGACCCTGCCGCCATTCAGATCGTTGATGCTACAACATTCGAGCAAATCGGCGAGTGGAAGCATAACAAGACGCCTATACCGCAACAAGTGCGACTAATCGCTGAGATTACAGAGTATATTGCTGAATGTACGGGTCAGCCTGAGCGTATTTACTACTCATACGAGAACAACGGCGTAGGCGAAGCGGTGCGAGTATCCCTAGCAGAGTTGTCAAACGACAATATTATCGGTAACTTCGTAGCCGAACCTCGCAGAACAGGTGCTGATGCCCGTCTGCCCTTTGCCGGATTCGTCACCACCAATAAAACAAAGAACGCTGCCTGCTCTAAGTTCAAATCCCTGATCGAAAGTCGCAGAATGACTATCTACAGCATCCCGCTGATATCAGAATTAAAGACTTACATTGCTTCAAGAGGCTCATATGCCGCCGTCTTAGGTCAAACAGACGACTTAGTATCGGCCATGCTGATTGCTACCCGTATGATCGGCGCTATTCAGATGTTCGACTCAAAAATCAGCGAATCCTACACTGACCACACGGATATTGAGGTGCCAATGCCCTTTATCATGTCTATGAGCTTCTAAACGATAATAAGAATCCGTGATAAATACTATATTATCCGGATTCTATTATGCCTAAAACCAATCAAACCCTCAATAAAGAGCTAGACGAACTACTAAGTAGTCACGGCTTCGACGTTCAGCCAAAAGACACCTCTGGTAAAGACGTTCCAGTGCCAGAAGAGGCCGATATTTTTCAGTTCCACTTTCATAAATCTGGAAAAGATTACGGCACGGTGACCGTGACTATTGATGGCGACTCCACCATGTTTGTTTACTTCGACGATAGAGTTACAAAGAGTGGCAATAACGATACGGAAGACATTAGTTGGACGGAGTTAGTCAAACAACTCAAGAAATTTTCATTGACTCATCAAATCAAATACTTCAAACTCAAAGATACAGATAGATTGAGAACAGATATGCAACGAAGAGAACACGTAAAGAAGCAAGAACTAGCATTAAATGAAGGCTACTACGGCAATAAGCATACGTCATACAACGATATTGCTGAAACTGTAAAGATCATTGTCAAGCACAACAAGAAATTAGAAGAAACAGACGCACGTTTCAGATACATCGACAAGATTTTCTTAGAAACTTCACAAGGCGAACGCTTACTCGTACCTACAACTAAGCCTAGTCAAGCACGTATGTTTGCTCGACACATCATTGAAGGCGGTGGTTACAAGGATGATCGCTGGTCACACTTACAAGAGATGTGTGAAGACATTGACAAGCTAGGTAAGTTTGTTCGTGCTACTAACGGTAAGCGTGAAATGTTTACTGAAAGCGCAGGTCGTATGATTGATGAAGCTATTGCTAAGTATCAAGAGCTACGTGAACACGCAAACAAGCTACAAACAAGCAGAGGCTACAACTCTTACTTTGAATCATATCAACCAGCAGTAATTACAGAAACAGACGACACTCTTAGTGAAGTGTTCAAGACAAGTTCACTAGACGCACGTATTGAAAGTGCGTTACCGGTCTTACAAAAGTATGGTTTCAAAGCAGGTAAGTTAGAAGAAGCATCAATGTTTGAAGATTGGGCAGATGCGCTATTGAGTGAAGCATTGAATCCGTTTACTAAGAGTCAACAAGACAGACTTATTGAATTATTGAATAGTGGTGACTTTAAGGTTGGCCCTAATGGCGAGAACGCAGTCAACGCATTGTATGATATTATCGAAAATGATGAATTAAACTCAGAACTAAGATTGGCCGCTAAGCAGAGTGCCGACAACGATGCCGCCCCTATCATTATTAGTTGGATGGAACGTCAACATGATGGTCGCTATACTGACATTCTGAATAGCATTGATGAAAAGCAGCCAGAGCAAGCACCTGCTCCTGAACCAACCCCTGCTCCTGAACCAGCACCTAAACAAGAAGAGCCGCCAGAAGAGCAACAAGAACAACCAGAAGAAGAATTGCCTCCTTTACCTCAATTGGAAGAAGGAGATGAACTAGCAAGATTATTAAAGTTGATTAAGTGATGTCCAATAAAAACGATTACTTAGAAGAAAACACATCTTACATAGATAAGAGTGGTGAGCGTGTCGAAATTCAACCTAAACAGGAGCTATTGAAGCATTTGCGTCCTAAAAAATCAAGCGCAAGAAAGCCAAATCAACAAGAACGAGAAAAATTAGCACAACTAAGTGCTGAAATTAAAAAATCTCTTGAGGGTAAACCACGTTTCTATGAAAGCAATAAAGAAAAACTTTCAGCATTATTGGAAATGGCAGAAACACGCTTACTCAATAAACAAATAATGAATGATGACCGTGATAAAAAGCTACTAAGCATATTGAAAGCCATTGCGGAAGACATTCGTGCTAACAAATGCGACGAATAAAGTTAGACCTCGATTTAGATTTATCGGATAAAGTTGAATCCATTCTGTCATTGAGAGATCCAATTTCTCTTAAAAGTACATCAATAAAGTCACAGCAAATATTCGAAGTGATTCCAAAGCTATCACTATTGAACAACTTCTTGATAGCGCATGACTTTTGTATCAGATATCCTTCACTAATGACTATGCAACCTGGAACATATGGCATACTTCACGTTGATGGCAATTTGCCTGAAACAATTCAAGAAATTAAGTTTAACATACCAATCAAAAATGGTAATTCAATGATTACTAGATGGTATGATTTATCCAAAACACCATATCCTAAGATTGATTGGAATTTTGACAGACAGAACCCTCATCCTGCCGAACAGTGGTTCTATGAGAATGCCGATACAATGGTAGCAGAGCATTGTGTAGAAAGTATGATACTAGATGCGCCTCATATTTTCTTTTCTGGTGAGCCTCATAATGTAGACGGTAGACATTCTACAGTAGAACGCACGATTCTAGGATTCAATGTGCTGACACACTCTACACAAGTATGGCTAAAATGGAGCGAAGCGCAACGCTTTGCTGATTTGGTTTCACAGTTTAACCAAAATAGTTGACTTCTTAGCGCAATCATCTATAATAACTACTATATCAATGAATGATCTTCATTGGTATCACTAAGACAAACAGCAATTGGATGTTTTAGTGATTGACAATAGTAGACAGTATGTTATACTTCTTCTATGTCACGTATGAATCCTTCATACTACTACCCTTAGACTTAGTTTATCAGACACTTAAAATTTGAAAGGAAATAAAATGTCTTTAGCAGCTATCCGCGCCAAATTGGCCGCACAAGAAAATCGTGGTCAGTCACAACAAACTCAAGCAAGTGACAACATCATCTATCCTCACTGGAACATGCCAGAAGGAACCACAGCAAATATCCGCTTCTTACCCGATGCCGATCCAAACAACTCATTCTTCTGGATTGAGCGCAACATGATCAAATTGCCATTCATTGGCGCAAAAGGTATCAACGCAGATAAAGAATACATTGTACAAGTACCATGCGTAGAAATGTATGGCGACAACTGCCCAATCTTGGCAGAAGTTCGTACTTGGTACAAAGACGAATCTCTCAAAGAGATGGCTAACAAATACTGGAAGAAGCGCACATACTTGTTCCAAGGTTTCGTTCGCTCAAACCCAATCGCAGACGATAAGCAACCTGAGAATCCTATCCGTCGTTTTGTTATCTCTCCTCAAATCTTCCAAGTCATCAAGTCATCATTGATGGACCCTGAGATTGAAGAATTGCCAACAGACGCACTACGCGGTCTAGACTTCCGCATTGTTAAAACAAGCAAAGGCGGTTATGCTGACTACTCAACTTCAGGTTGGGCTCGTAAAGAATCTGCGCTAACAGCAGAAGAACAAGAAATCATTTCTAAGTTCGGCTTGTTCAACTTGAGTGAATTCTTGCCTAAGAAGCCAAGCGAAAGCGAATTGAAAATCATCAAAGAAATGTTTGAAGCATCAGTCGATGGTCGTCCTTATGACCTAGACAAGTGGGGCGCATACTACAAGCCATGGGGCTTAGACGCTAAGCAAACCGGCGACGGCGAATCAATCTCCGTACCAGTTTCACGCCCAGCACCAGTTGTTCAAACTACACCAGCTCCTGTAGTAGAAACCGCTCCTTGGGAAGCAGACGCCGCTGAAGCCGCTGAGTCTATCAAACCAGCCGCACCAGCAGCCGAAGCTCCTAAGACAAGCGATAAGGCAAACGACATCCTAGCGATGATCCGTAGCCGTCAAAAAGCAGTTTAATAAACTGTCTCGGTTCAAACAACGCTTCGGCGTTGTTTGACTTTAGAGGGAGCATCATATGACATTACCTGACGAGCGTTATCGCTCATTAAAACAAGCAAAGAAATTGCTAGAAGAACTGGTAGACCCTGGAAAAACACCACGAGTGCCAGCCGTTGTTCGTGAAAGAGCAAGAGGAGTTCTGCGTCACTTTCCTAGCGATTATGAATTTGAAGTAATGGCTTCTAATTGTCCAAACTTACTTGACACCAAGCCGTTCTCAGTTTACAATACTACTATCAACAAATAAGGAATAACATGGCTACTAAACCATTTGACTTGTCGAAGTTTCGTAAAGACATTACGAAATCAATCGACGGTCTATCAATCGGCTTTCACGATCCTACAGACTGGATCTCAACAGGCAACTATGCTCTCAATTATCTAATCTCAGGTGATTTTAAGAAGGGCGTACCATTAGGCAAAGTAACAGTATTCGCTGGTGAATCTGGTTCAGGCAAGTCATACATCTGTAGCGGTAACTTAGTAAAGAACGCACAAGAACAAGGCATCTATGTTGTGCTAATCGACAGTGAGAACGCTCTTGACGAATCTTGGCTACACGCACTGGGCGTAGATACTAGTGAAGACAAGCTACTCAAGCTAAACATGGCCATGATTGATGACGTTGCTAAGACAATCTCAACATTCATGAAGGACTACAAAGCCATGGCCGAAGACGAGCGTCCTAAAGTCTTATTCGTTGTTGACTCATTAGGTATGCTAATGTCACCAACAGAAGTAAATCAGTTCGATGCTGGTGATATGAAGGGTGATATGGGTCGTAAGGCCAAAGCACTCAAAGCACTAGTTACAAACTGTGTCAATATGTTCGGCTCATGTAACGTTGGCTTAGTTGCCACAAACCACACTTATGCTTCACAAGACCCATACAATCCAGATCCTAACGTTAGTGGCGGTCAAGGCTTTGTTTATGCTAGTTCTATTCTTGTTGCTATGAAAAAACTCAAGTTGAAAGAAGACGAAGACGGTAACAAAGTTTCAGAAGTTCTAGGCATTCGTGCTGGCTGTAAGATTATGAAAACTCGTTATGCTAAGCCATTCGAGGACATTCAGATTCAGATTCCGTATGAGACTGGTATGAACCCATACAGTGGTTTCTTTGACTTACTGGAAGCTCGTGGCTTGATCACTAAAGAAGGCAATCGCTACACTTATACAGACTTGAACGGCGAGATTCACAAGTACTTTCGCAAAGAGTGGTCTAAGAATCTAAACGGTATCATGGACTTAGTCATGGCTGAGTTCCAGGAGAAGTCAAAGAAAGCAGAAGCACAAGTGGAAGAATCCGAAGTTGAATAAACTGATTGTTTAAGAGTATAAGGACCATTCGTGGTCCTTTCTTTTTGATAAATATCTTAAAAAGGATCACCATGAAAATTAAAGACATTTTAGTGGAAAGTGGGTCAAATCTACCGTCTGCCCCATCATTAAACGATGTTAGTGCTACCAATAGCAAAACTAAAATATCGAAAAACACCAATAAAGAGGATTTGTCGTTTGACCAAATTTATTCTATTATTCAACGTAATCCTGTCAGGCTAGTCAAATATATCGACGATATTGCCGACTCTGAAGTGGATGACGATGTTATTGTTAGACTATTCACGGATGTATTGGAAGATATCGATGATGATAATTTAGAAAAAGTGTTCTATGCAATAAATTCACGATATTCTTTGGAGCTCATGGATTCCTCCATTTATGATCCTATTCTCGAAAGAGATCCAAGTTGGATTAATGCGTTGATTCCTATAGATCACAGATATCACAGTAAAATTGGCGAAAAACTCAATGAATACCCAGAAGTAATTGAACACCTAGGCAGTAATCATTATGAAGTTTTGTGGTATGTTGAGCCAGAACAATCAGGATATATAAAGGATTTAATTTATAGTAACACTGGGATGGAGATTAATGAAAGCATAGCACAAGATATTCTGTCTTATCTTAATGATCAAACCCTATATCAAGTCGTCGATGATCTAAATGATACCCCTGGAATGGAGCTGGTGATAGCCAGATGTATTCCAGAGGATAGATGGACAAATGAACTCGTAGAATATCTTTTGAGAGGTAGCAGACTTCGGGCATTGGAGATATTTTATTGGATTCCAATAAAATTCGTAACAACAGAAATGTTTAAAGATGTATTACTTAAAGAAATGATTGACTATTATGTTGTCGGCTCTAGTATCACTGCCGGCGTTCTAAGAGACGTTATATTTATTGGCAATATAACTACCGATATGCTTAAAGATCCAGAAATTGTAAATGCCATGAGATGGATCTTTAAAACAGATGAAGATAAGGAGTTACAAAAAGAAGGCATCGCATGGCTAAAGAAACATACTCCTGCCGATGTTATGAAATCGGCCACAAAGATGCCCAATCCATACGATAAGGATTTGCCTCCTAAAAAATCAAGCGCAACAAAGCTAACTCAACAAGAAATAGAAAAAATGTGGGCTGGAATGCAAAAAACACTCAAGGATATGCTCTAGTCTCGTGGGTAAACCACGTTTCTATGAAAGCAATAAAGAAAACTTTCAGCATTATAATTAATCCATAACGCATTGACAACTACTATATACGATGATATACTAATCATCGTATATTCATTAATAAGAGGTAAAAATAAAAATGACAATCGAAGTTATTGCTGAGATTTGGAGTATGTCCAAAGACAGTATCATGTCCACTGATAGAGATAGTATTGCTGAAAACATGGTAGGAATTTTAATAGACAATGATTTCTCGCCTAATGAAATTAAAACGGCATTCAGAGGTGATCTTGACGTTATGACTGCTCTTAAAACTTACATTAATGATAGTGGTGCTCTGGAAGATGATGAGGCTGAATACGAAGAGTATGAGGAATCATATGACGATGATGACGACTATAACAACGATTGGGATTAAATGAACTGGTACACACAGGTAACTAACGATCTAGCAGTACTGCCTGATTTCATCGACCACTACACAAAAGAACTAGCACAAGCAAAACTTGAAGTTAGTATCAAAGGTAGTGTCGAGAAAAATCTAGCAGGGTTGCCTGGTATCACCGAGTATCGCTTCAATCAACTACAAGAGATCGAAGCGGTTCTCAACTTTCTCAACATCAAGCTACGCAAGATTCGTTCGACTACATTTAAGAAATTCTTTGAAGGTTATGCTCGTGCCTTAACAAGCCGCGATGCTGAAAAATATGTTGAAGGTGAGCCTGACGTAATCGACATGGAAACACTTATCAACGAGGTCGCACTATTACGTAATCGCTGGTTAGGCATTATGAAGGGCTTAGAAGCTAAGCAATGGCAACTAGGTCACATCGTTAGACTACGCACAGCGGGCATGGAAGACGCAACACTCTAATGACGCTTAAGGCAGTAAACTTCAATGTGAAAGCAGTCACAATGGAGGACATCGAGAATCACAAGTTGATATCTCAAGAGGAATTATCGCATGATTTAGATAACGTTCAGAACTTTGATGCTGAAACGAATGAGAATTCCTTTGCTGGTAATCCATTCCTATATCATTATCAGTTCAAAAATCTCTTACGTTGTAAACGAGCAGATGGTAAGAACATATACGATACATGGAATGATCCTATACAGCGAGAGAAATTGTTAGAAGAAACTCTTCAGCGTAACAGAGGTGGAGCGACTGCCGCTGGTAATGTTTTTGAGTGCTATCGCATCAACAAAGGCAGTGTTGTCATGTTCAAAGCAACAACTGCCAAATATCTGTATAAAAAATACAAAGCAAAAAGTGTATTAGATCCAACTGCTGGCTGGGGCGGCAGAATGTTAGGTGCGTGGGCACTCGATATTGATTATACTGGAATTGATACTAATATAGAATTAAAGCCAGCATATGACGCAATGATAGCACAGTTGAATCAGCATGGAGTGATACCTCTATTTGACTTTGGTAAACGCTCACGACTTGTGATGCTTTGGCAAAGTTGTCTCGATGTTGATTTTTCTAAACTTGATTATGACTTTGTGCTAACAAGCCCACCATATGTCAATTTAGAAATCTATGAACACATGACTGAGTGGTCAAGTGACGAATCGTTTTATCTAGGATTCTTCATACCGTTGTTCGACAAGTGTAGAGCACACATCAAAGCAGGCGGCCATGTAGCCTTCAACATATCACCTAAGATGTATGCTGATGCGCTAAAGTTTGGCTTGCCAGAGTGTGACATGGAAGAAGACCTCAAGCAACAGATGGGACAAAAGCACGAGGCATTAAAAACCGGCAAGAAAAAACAGGATAAAGTTTATATTTGGAAGTGTTGACATGATCGGTATTTCCAATTATAATACCACGCATGAACAAAACATATCCTTTGTTGACTATTCTCGCAGCCGCATCACGTGCGGCTAAAATCAATGGCGACTACATTAAATTTCCTGTGGTCGAGATCCGAGATAATGATGATAAAGTATTACGACAGGCTCGTGAGACTAATCGTTTTATTGTAGCTCAGCTTCTTGAGTCGCAAGAAAATATTCTAGATGAAGATTATTCAGATGCTCAAGTGTTTAGAACTTTTATACAAGGCCTCTCATTGAAAATCTTACAAAAAGGAAGTTTGTCTCCATTTGAGCATAAGTTGTATCAAATTGCTGACTTAGAAGAAGTTAGCGCGGATTCAGTTGCTATGTTGGCCTATACTCCTTATATGTATAAGCAGTATGAAGAGAAAGATTACGCCGAGACAAAAAGATTGTATGCCGCCAATAGTCATATTGGTAACATCAATGAAAAAATAACTACTAAGGTCGAAGTTACCAAGGTAGTAAGAAGTATTCAGTTTGGTTGCTTCTTCATCGAGGGAGTTACTGACGCTAATAATAAAGTATTCTTTTCTCACAAGAATCAATTAGAAATGCGTAAAATTTACTGTATCGAGGGTAAGGTAAAAGCCCACAAGCCAGATTATCTCACACAATTAAATTATGTAAAACTGCGTCAAGCTATTGACAACAAATAGAAAACCTACTATAATACTTGTTTTGAAACTGATAACGAAAGGCACTCTATGAATCAAGTTCGCATTGCCCGTGGTGAGTATCACTATAAGCCAGTATCTGGCGTTTTCACTCTCATCAAGCCATATCAAAATGGCAAACGATGCGGTTTTATTACGGTGGTAAATGATGGCACCCTGGGCAATGAACCTGTTGCCGGCAAACCTGCCCGAATCCTGGTAAAAACCTCGGCCGACTTTGAATATCTGTCAGGCGCAGGTATTCAAGTTCCCGCCGGCATCGTTGCCTTCACCTCTGCCTCACCCGCCGCTTCCGTAGCAGAACCAGTTTCTACTGAGACTGATGAAGAAATTATGAATCGTATTGCTGAGCGATTTGGTATTCAAACAGAAATGACACGTGCGGCAATCGCTGGTCAAATTCGTGCTATGATTATTTCTGGTGCTCCTGGCGTTGGTAAGTCTCATGGCGTTGTATCTGAACTTGAGAAATATTCTCTATTGGATCAACTCACTGGTAACAAAATCAAGTATGAAGTTGTCAAGGGTGCTACTACCGCTGTTGGTCTGTATGCTACATTGTACAAGCACAGCGACCGCAATCATGTGCTAGTATTCGATGACTGCGATTCAGTTTTCGCTGATGAACTCTCACTCAACATTCTGAAAGCCGCCCTCGACTCCGGCAAATCTCGCAAGATTTTCTGGAATTCTGATTCACACAAGCTCCGTAATGAAGGCATCCCAGATAGCTTTTCATTTAACGGCACTGTTATTTTCATTACCAATATAAATTTTGAGGCTAATCGTAGCACAAAACTTCAAGATCATTTGGCGGCACTTCAGTCTCGCTGTCACTTCTTGGACTTGACAATTCATTCGGCACGTGAGAAGATGCTCCGTATTCGTCAAGTTCATCGTGATGTCACTAATGATCCTCACGCTCCTGTCGGCGGATTGTTTTCCGACTACAATTTGCCTGATGGCATGGACGCAGAAATTCTGGACTTCATCTGGGAAAATCACCAGCACTTCCGCGAAATCTCTCTCCGTATGGCACTCAAAGTTGCTGACTTGTACAAGATCAATCCAGAAAAATGGAAGTTGCTTGCTAAGAGCACTTGTATGAAGCCTCACTAATCTGCTCTGCCTTTCGTGAGCATTTACAGCCACCTTCGGGTGGCTTTTTATTGCCAAAACATTTGACACTTTGCGATTGATTGTGTAAAATAGAGGCATACATACCGCTATCATTCGTGGTAAATATTGGCCTAGGAGAAATAAACATGAGTAAAAAACCAACATTCACAACATCAGTATTTGACTTTGATGACTTAGAGAGTCCAGAAACTGAATGGCGAGGCATGCCAGAATTCAATCAACCAGACAACGGAGCATTCCGACAAATCATTGTGTCATTTGATGACCAAGCTGGCGTAGATGCGTTCGAGAAACTAATCGGACAAACTCTAACAGACAAAACTAAATCGCTATGGTTTCCACCACGTGAGCGTAACAACGTACAAGACTTATTCTACGTAAGCGAGAACAAGGATGAGTAATCCGCAGTTCCCGTTATATATTCCTACAAAAGGTCGTGCTGATAGTCGTCTAACAAGTAAAGCGTTCGACTTTATGCGTATGCCTCACTATCTTGTAGTCGAGCCACAAGAGTGTGAAATGTATGAATCAGAAATTAGAAAGTGGGAAAAAGAAACTGGTTGTAAGTCATACGCTACTGTCTTAGAGATGGACTTACGCTACAAAGAAACATACGAACTACTCGATGACTTAGGACTAACAAAGTCAACAGGCCCAGGGCCAGCACGTAACTTCGCATGGGACCACTCAATCAAAAACGGCTTCGAGTGGCACTGGGTTCAAGATGACAATATCAGAAACTTCTTGAGGCTAAATAATAACTTGAAGATCAAACTAGCAGACGGCACTGGCTTCCGTGTCATGGAAGATTTCGTACTCAGATATGAGAACGTCTTGATGGCTGGTCCTAACTATCGTTCATTCGCTTCACAAAATGCTTCGATGCCACCTTATGTAAAGGGTACTCGTATCTACTCTTGTAACCTAATCAAGAATGATAGTAAGTGGATCACGGGTGACAGAGCAGGTCAACCTATGCGTTGGCGCGGTCGTTACAATGAAGATACGATTCTATCACTTGATATGCTAACACAGGGCTTTCAGACGATTCAGTTCAACGCTTTCTTACAAGACAAGCTACGCACTCAAGTACTAGGCGGCGGCAACTCAGGCGAGTTCTACTTCAAAGAAGGCACAGCACCTAAGAGTCGTATGCTCAAAGAAGCGTACCCACAATACACAGAACTTGTGTGGAAGTTTGGCAGAGAACATCATCACGTTGATTATTTGCCCTTCAAAGATACGCCGCTCATTCGCAAGAAGGACTTCGTATTGCCATTCGGCATCAACAACTATGGCATGGAGTTGAAAACAATTTCGCCAGATACACCAGGAAGAGTCTAATGACAGGAACAGTAGTAATGACGATCAAGGATGAAGTCAATGTAAAGTTTGACGGCATCGACCCACAAGATCGTAGAGCACTCGTAAAGATGTTTTCGTATGAGGTGCCTGGCGCCCGCTACTTACCATCAGTCAAGCTAGGTCGTTGGGACGGTAAAGTGTCTTACTTCAATTTGAGCGGCACAAGTTACATCAACCTACTTGATAGAATCATTCCCTTCTTAGACCAGCAGGGCTATGATATCGAATTGAACGATATCAGAAACTACTCTACGAATTTTACATTCAATGAAATTGATGAGAATAGTTTTAGCGACCGCCTCTGGCCAGCAGGTCACCCAGCCGCCGGTCAACCTATTATTCTACGTGACTATCAAGTAGAGATTGTCAACAACTTCTTAAAGAACCCACAATGCTTACAAGAAGTAGCAACGGGCGCCGGCAAGACATTGATGACCGCGGCACTATCCCTATCAGTTGAGCAAATGGGCCGTTCAATCGTAGTTGTGCCTAACAAAGACTTGGTCAAACAAACAGAAGCAGACTATAAGAACTTAGGCTTAGATGTAGGCGTGTACTTCGGTGATAGAAAAGAATGGGGCAAGACTCATACAATTTGTACATGGCAGTCACTCAACGTCTTACTAAAGAACACAAAGTCAGGCGAAGCAGAAGTAACTATCGGCGAGTTTGTTGAAGATGTAGTATGCTTAATCATTGACGAAGCGCATCAAGCAAAAGCAGACGCACTCAAAGAACTACTAACAGGCGTAATGAGTCACATTCCTATTCGCTGGGGTTTGACCGGCACGATTCCTAAAGATCAGTATGCCGCACAAGCACTCTACTGTACAATCGGCCCAGTCATTCACAAACTAAGCGCCGCTACACTTCAAGATCAGGGCGTCCTATCTCAATGTCACGTAAACGTAATTCAACTACAAGACGAGGTAGAATACGCAAACTATCAAAGTGAGTTGAAGTACTTGTTAGAGAACAAGCAACGCATGGACAAGATGGCCGAAATGATTCACGCTATCTCACTTGAGGGCAACACGCTTGTGTTAGTTGACAGAATCGCTGCAGGTCTTGCTCTTGTAGAACGATTGCCTGGCGCTGTGTTCGTCAACGGCGATACAAAATCAGACAAACGAAAGGCAGAGTACGATGAAGTTGCGACGAGTGACAAGAAGATTATTGTGGCTACATATGGTGTGGCTGCGGTTGGCATTAACATCCCTCGGATTTTTAATCTCGTGCTTATTGAGCCTGGGAAGAGTTTCGTACGGGTTATCCAATCGATTGGTCGTGGCATCCGCAAAGCTGAGGACAAAGATTTCGTCCAAATCTGGGACATAACTTCCTCTTGTCGCTTCGCTAAGCGTCATCTAACAGCACGTAAGGCTTTCTATAAGGAAGCAAATTATCCATTTACGGTTGAGAAAATTTCTTATAAGTGATATAATGTTAACATGAATATTTTACAACTAACAGACGAGAAGTACGACCTTACGAATCTACCCGAAGAGGTAGAAGACCTGCGCTTTGCTATCTTAGATAATAGCAATCCACAGGCAGTTGATTACTTCTACATACCGCTTATCTTCTTAGAGTCATTCAACTCGCCGGCATTAGTGCTGAAGATTGGCGACAGAACAATCAAGATGCCGCTCGACTGGCAAATCTTGATTGGTGAGCCTGACTTAGGTGACCTAGAAACAATCCCACTAACTTCTATTACAGATCGCGGTTTCAAAGCATTTCAGTTCAACCCTATCTCAGGTTTCAAACCTTCATTCTTAGACATTGAAATCATAGATGTGTATCACGATGTTACTTGGTACGCACCTAGACTAAAGAACGGTCAGTTCTTGTGTGTGCCCATCGATGACGGCCATAAACCTCGTTGTGTTTACTTTGTCAAAGAGATCAGCAAGAACGCAGAGATTGTAGACTTCTCACAGGTATTCTAATGGCAACTAAAAAACAGGCAACTAAGAAAACAGCTATTCCCTCAGACGAAAAGTTTGAGAATGTAGACTTTGACCTATTCAAAGCTATTGAAGCGATTGATAAGAAAGACTACGGCTGGTTTGACACGCTTACAGAAGAACAGCAAAAGAAGTTTGTGCCTTATATGATGCTACACTGGATCAGTGCGGTAAATGCCAATGGTATGCTAGGTGCGTATTATGTAATGAGCACTGATGCTAATGCTAACAAGTATATGTTCAACGAGCGAGTGCAGCAACATCCTAAACTACAATGGTTGATGTTGTGCGCCGCATCGCCAGGCATGGGCAAGCAATTTCATCAGTGGATCCCACACTTGAAAGCAAAGTTCGGTACACTTGAAGAACAGGCAACTAAGAAAGATGCTAAGGAATACTTTGAGAAAGTTTATGCGACTGCTAGTAAAGATGATATTGACTTGATTACAGGTCACTATGTAGGCGAACAAAATCATCAGTACAGATTATCAAAACTATTCCCTGAAATGAAGATTGATGATGTACGAGCATTAGCCGCAGTTGTAACATCAGAAGACATTGACAAATATGAAGAAGAAGCCGGCTACAGATAAGCCATACAGTTGTGAGCATTGCGGCGCAGGATTCGTTCGTGAGGCTTCGCTGTTCACACACTTATGTGAAAAGAAGCGTAGATGGGATGAACGAGACATGCCATCATCACGCTTGGGCTATATCGCATGGCTTGAGTTTTACAAGCGCAACTATCCTAGTAAAAAAGACACTGACTTCAAAGCATTTGCTAAGAGCACATACTACACAGGCTTTATCAAGTTCGGGCTGTACTGTCATTCAATCAACGCAATCAACCCTACTGCTTTCATGAGCTGGTTGCTATCTAATAAAGTAGCGATTGATAACTGGACATCAGACGCACAGTATGAGAAATACTTAGTTGAGTATCTACGCTTAGAAGATCATGGTGATGCTATCAAGCGAAGCATTGAAACCCTCGCAGAGATTGCCGAAGAGCAAGGCATGTTAGTTAGTGATGTGTTACGAGTAGGCAACGCAAACAAGATTTGTCATCTTATAACAGTAGGCAAGATTAGTCCGTGGATTATTTACAACTGTGATAGCGGTATCGAATTCATGGGACACGTAATGCGTTCAGGACAAGTTCAACACATTTACAAGTACATCGACCCTGAAATTTGGCAAATCAAATTCAAACGACAAAGTAGTGATACTGAAATAGTAAAACAGGCATTGAAACACTTATGACACAATTTCGTAGCGACATTGATATTGACTGCGCTGATCGTGAGCAAGTAATGTCACGTATCAACGCAACACAGGCTTCAGTTAGAGAAAACTGGAAAGTTCGTCGTCACGCTTCAGGCGCATACATCACGCCTATTCCTTATGACCCAGTACATGATGTTGCCGCCATCGATTACAAAACAGCAGAAGAGCGAGGCTATGTAAAACTTGACTTGTTGAACGTACACGTTTATGGTCACGTTAGGGATGAAGCACACTTAGTTGAATTGATGCGAGAGCCTAACTGGAAGATGTTACGTGATCCTGATATTGTCAAACGATTAGTTCAGATTCATAGTCAGTATGACATTATGAGGCAGATGCCTGAACCTATCAACAGCATACCTAGATTAGCGATGTTCTTAGCTGTGATCCGCCCTAGTAAGAGACATTTGATTGGTAAGACTTGGGCAGAAGTTGCCGAGACGATTTGGGATAAAACTGAAGATGGGTATGTGTTTAAGAAAAGTCACGCTATTGCGTATGCTACCCTGACTGTTGTAAATATGAATCTGTATGAAGAAAATCCTACGGCATTCGTTTTACCAGAGTAATTGATCTTCGCTTGATTCGCTTCTTGGTCAGATCATTCATACTGGTAGCTGGTCCGTGAATAATCTCTAAGCCTTTGTTGGTAAACGTTCGTAAGAATGGCTTGAATGGCATCCAATCTTCACGTAAGAAGATATGAATTGGTATTTGATGATTGCTACCCCACCACCATTCGTCGGCCAATTCAAGGAATAATTCCTTCATTTCTTTATGTACTATGCTACCATAGTCATAGAATGTAGTAATACTGTCATCCCTGTTTTGTACAATGCCCACATATTCATTGCCACCGTAGCTACATACGGTTATGAATGGGTGCTCTTGGGACAGCTTTTCAAAGAATTCTCTACTCATTAGTTACGATGGGTTTGTTCCATTAGTTTATTTAGTCAGGTCACAGTTTTGGATATTTTTACGATAAATACAAAAAGGATAAAAAATGTCGGCCCAAACTAAAGTCTATTTCTACGTTCAACGTCAACCAGTGGTTCTCATTGAATCTGGAGCCGCATCTAGGAGGTATGAAACCGTGTACGCAAAAGAACTAACAATCACCAAGGGCACAAACAATACGCTTGAGTTTGCGTTCGTCAATCAGGACCAGAAGCATGTAAATATCGAAAACAACGATATCACATTCCGCATCCTAGATAGTCAAGCCCAGCAGATTCTATTCCAGAAGACTCTAACGCCAATCTATCCAGTTACCGGCATCACTTCGGTTCGACTAACTGCGGAGGATATTGAGGCAATCGAAACTCAGCGTTGCTATTATACCTTAGAAGAGTCAATGGGCTATGCTGTTTATGTTGACAGCAAAGGCGGCACTCGTGGTGTCTTAAACGTAGTCGAAGGTACGATTCCTGAGTTCACACCAAGTACAGTTGTTACACTTGAACCGCATACGCTACCGACTCCACCAGTCGCACCACTAGCATCAGTAACATACAATTCAAGCGTTATTCAGACCAAAGCAGTTGCTAAGAATACGATTCAAGTTAATCTTTCAGGCTTCACAGGCAACATAATTATTCAAGGTTCAACTACCGATTCATTCACTTCATCGTATGATATCACGACTACAACCTTAACTAACAGTTCGGCAACTTATGGCTTCGAAGTCCAAGGCTTTCATCCATACTTGCGAGTTAGAGTCGTAAACTTTCCAACAGTAACTACCAATCCAGATTCAACAGTCACACTATCACATGGTGAAGTGACTTCTATTT